GTAGCAAGAGACAAAAAGCGATTTAAAATGACATTGACGGGCACAAGAAAGCACCCGCGAACCAAAATGGTGCGCGGGTGCGGTTGGGCGGGGTGTTAGGCGAGCTCGGTGAGGTAGTCGGCGGCTTCGCTCGGCCGCTTGAACAGCTGTACCTCGGCGCCTAGGTAGCTACCGGCCTCCCTGATGCCGCTCAGGTCTTCGAATGCCAAGGATTCCGTCGGGGCCCAGATCAGTAGATGCTTTCGCATTGGGCGTTTTATCGCGGTTTCGATCGTCAGCAGTACACCCATCTTGCGGCGAAACAGTTCAGACAGGGTTTCTTTCTCCGATACGTAGGAGAACTCAGCAACGTTTTCTCCGCTAAGGAAGTCGACTGTAGCCCGTAGCATCTTCCCGGAGGTACTGGGGTGGAAAGCCCGCTCAAGGTCGGGGCGTCGTAAACACACCTCGAACTCAACGGAACGCCAAAAGTTTTCAACCATTCTTGGCGGGTGATCGCTTCTAAGGTCAAGTCGCACCGCAGAGGTGATCCTGGTGCGCTGAATGCCCTCTTTGGAAACGTCAGTTTCTCCCTGCCCGTAGATGTCCCGCTCCCCTCCTATCTGGCCTTCCCCGCTGTCCACGAGCTTGCCCGCTGACGGTTCGTTCCTTACAAGGCCGAGCAGCCCTTCCGGCAGGGCATCGCGACGCTCGCGTTGCGATGGACTGAGCAGTCCCGCCACTCCTTGTTGCTGACCTACACGGCTCGTGTCCGGTGACAAACCCAACAACCCTTGTGGCACGGGCGTTTGGTACAACTGGCGAGCAAGCTCTAGGTCGTCCTTGCCTTGAGATTCATCAATCAACCAAAAGATTGGCACGCCAACGGTCTCGCTGAACTTCCGCAGCATCGCAATGGACGGGCTGCTACGCGTCTCCGGGTTACTCGATTCCCACAGCGTGACTGCACCTCGGGTCAGCCCCAGGCGATCGGCAAGCTGGGCCTGCGTCATCCCGGCTGCTTTCCGTGCTTCGAAGATCTTCTTTGCGAGTATTTCAGACATAGTAAGCAGAGATTACTGGTGTTGACCCCTAGGGTCAACCCGATATCGGTTTTGTTTCTCTTTTCTGATACTTTCGTTATCATGCGACCTATATGACCGTGAGCGAAATAATCAGGGAACTCGGCGGCCCCGCCTACCTTGGGCGGCAGCTGGGCATCCGCAGCCAAGCCATCAGCCTGTGGATCCGCAAGAACCGGATCCCGGCCGAGCGGGTGCCCGACCTCGAGCGGCTCGCCCGCGAGCGCGGCGTGGCCGTGCGGGCGGAGCAGATGCGGCCGGACGTCCGCTGGTCCGAGCTGAGGACCGCGGAGTGACCGAACTGCACCTCGCCTTGTCGATCGAAGCGATGAAGTCGCTGGCACACGGCGAGGAGCTGGTGATCGACACGCCCGATGGCGAGATGCGGGTGCTGCTCAGGTGCACCAACGCGTGCGTCGACACGATCAAGTCCCAGGTGGAGCGGGCCCTGCTGCGGCATTTGCCCGCCGACGAAAGTGTTCACTGAGGAAGTCCATGGATAAGAAGCCGTTCTGGGACAAACCCAGCCCGAAGGACAAGCCCAAGAAGATGAGCGCCGCGCAGAAGCTGGCCGCCAGGAAGCGAGCCGCTGCTGCGGGGCGACCGTACCCGAACCTCGTCGACAACGCGGCGGTGGCTCGGGGCAAGAAGTAACCGCGCTTCCGCTGCTGCGGATGGCGCTGACCACCGAGCCGGCCGGAAGCCGGCGTGATGAAGAAAGGAGGCGCGAGATGATGGCGCGCCAAGAATACTTTGTTGGACTGCTGGATGACTGTCTGAAAGCCGCGCGCGAAGCCGGCGTTCAAGATGAGGACGAGGGGCGCGTGGTCGCTGCCCTGGTCTTGTCGGACAGCCTGAACGGGCTGCGCAAGGCGCTGCTGCAGACAGACGTGCTGCGCACCGCCCCGATGATCGCGCCAAAGCAGTGATGGGGGCGATCGATGTCAGACAAGCCCACTTCACTGCCTGTTCGATTCGAGACGATTCCCACTGATCTCCAGGGCCACCCGCGGTGGGTGTTGTGGAAGTACGTGCAGCGCCAAAAGCCCAAGGGCGGCTCGGTTTGGGCCAAGCTGCCTGTGCAGATCGGGGGTGCCGCGGCCAGCACCACGGACTCCGCCACCTGGACGACGTTTGACGACGTCGCGGATGAGTACGTCATGGGCGGGTACGACGGCATTGGCTACGTGCTCGGCTCAGAAGTCCAGGGGATTGACCTGGACGACTGTCGCGACCCGGGCACAGGCGAGCTCAACGAGCTGGCAACCGAGGTTCTCGAGCGCGTGGAGGGTTACGCCGAGGTGAGCCCCAGCGGCACCGGCATCAAGCTGTTTTCCCGAACAAACCTGGACGGCTCGCGCACGAAGAAGGAAGTCGGCGTCGAGCTGTACCGCGATGGTCGCTACTTCACGGTGACCGGCCACCAGATCAACGGCCATGACGCGCTGCCCGTGGTGCAGCAGGACCTGGGCTGGCTCGTTCGGCAGGTCTTCGACGAGACGCTGAGCGAGGCGGTGCTCGAAGGCGACGAAGGCGAGCGCGCTCTGGCGAACTTCCGCCAGCCGCTGGAGGGCTGGGACCTCGAGCGGGTGGTGGCCGAGGTGCTGCCGCATCTGGACCCGGACATGGGCTACGACTCCTGGCTGCGCGTGGGGCAGGCGTTGCACCACCAGGGCCAGGGCGACGAGGAGTGGCTGCAGGCCTGGGACGAGTGGAGCTCGGCCTCTGGCAAGTGGGTCGAGGGCTACTGCGCGGAGAAGTGGGGCAGCTTCTCGGGGCAGCGCGCTGCTGGGCGTGGCGCGCTCACGCTGGCCTCGCTGCTCAAGGTCACCAAGGACAAGCGCGAGGTGGCCAAGCGCGAGGAGCGCACCGACCTTCTCGAGCAGTTCAAGCAGCAGGTGGCCGACTGCACGGACGCGCGCGATCTGCAGGATCAAGTGGCTGCGCGCATCGCCAACACGGCAGCCTTGTCGCAGATGGAGCGCGAGCTGCTGGCTGCAGCGATCCAGGCCCGCGCCAAGGATCTGGGCGTGAAGTTGCCGATCGCCACCTGCCGCGGCTGGGTGCGCTCCAGGGGTGGTGCGGTGGCCGCAGGCAGCGGCACGCCGATGCCTGACTGGGCCAAGCCGTGGGTCTACGTGACGGAGGGCGACAAGTTCTTCAACACCGAGACCAAGCAGGAAGTCACCAGCCAGGGTTTTCGTTCGATGTTCAACCGCTACATGCCCTGGGACCAGAAAGGCAACCGCGAACGCGCCGACCAGTGGGCGGTGGAGATGTGGGGCATGCCGGTGGTGGCGCACAAGGCGTACATGCCGAGGGCGAGCGTCACGTTCGAGATGTTCGGCCGGCAGTGGGTGAACCTGTACAGGCCGGAGAGCGTGCCGGCGGTGCCGCAGACGTACTCGGCCGAGGACCTGGAGGCCATCGAGCGGGTGGAGCTGCACCTGCGCACGTACTTGGCCGACGAGCGCGAGCGGGCGCTGCTGGTGAGCTGGATCGCCTGGAACGTGCAGCACCCGGGCGTGAAGATCCGCTGGGCGCCGTACGTGCACGGCGTGCCGGGCGACGGCAAGTCGTTCTTCAGTGAGCTGGTGGCCGTGGCCATGGGCGGGCAGAACGTGCGGTCCCTGAACGGCTCGACGCTCGAGTCCAACTTCACGGACTGGGCGGTGGGCTACGCACTGGTGGCCATCGAGGAGATGAAGCAGCACGGGCACAACCGGTACGACATCATGAACCGGATCAAGACCTTCATCACGAACAGCCAGATCGAGATCCACCCCAAGGGCAAGGCGTCGTACACGGCGCCCAACGTCAGCAACTACATCATCTTCTCGAACTTCCTGGACGGAGCTCCCGTTGACGAGGGCGATCGCCGGTACATGTTCCTGAGCTCGCAGCTGACGACGCTCGACGCGCGGCGGCTCACCCAGGACGGCTACTTCACGCGGCTGTTCGACGCGATCCACGCTCGGCCAGGGGCGATCCGCAAGTGGTTGCTCGAGTACGAGCTGCACCCGGAGTTCGACGCCAACGGCCGCGCGCCGGACACCGAGGTCAAGCGAACGGTGGTCGAGATGAGCAAGAGCGACCTCGAGCTCCTCGCCGAAGAGCTGATCGAACGCGGGGCCGAGGGCGTCACCAAAGAGGTGCTCAGCTCAAGCCATCTGGTGAGCGCGATGGTGTCGGCCGGAGCCGATCAGCCGTCGACTACCAGGGTCAATACGCTGCTGACGCGGCTCGGGTACCGCTTCCTGTGCAGGCGCCGATACAAGGGCAAAGTGTGCCGAGTGTGGGGCCGCCAGGACTGTCTTGTCACAGAAGACGCTGCGATCGCGCACTTGGAAAACGCGCGCAGCGAGGTCGAGTTGGACTTTTTGGAGTGACGAGATGGCTAAGCGGCTCTTGTCACACAACTCGTCACAGCACTCGTCACAGCTCTTTTCCCTCTGTAAATGCCTCTGTGTGACGAGTTGTGACAAGTATGTAGGTCGCACACACATGCGAGCAGTGCGATGCGCTACAGAAAAAACGCACTCGCGTATGGGGCGTCCAAAACCCCACTTGTCTCGTCACCTTGTCACAGCACTATTTTGCATGTCGGTTTGTCGCGGGCTGCAGGCCCCTGGAGGCAGAAAGGCGGGTTGCTGGGATGCTTGAACGGCGAATTGAACAGCGGCTCGTGGCGCGAGCGCGATCAGCAGGAGGACTTGCGATCAAGTGGGTGGCGCCGTCTATGTCGGGGGTGCCGGACCGGATCGTGTTCCTGCCGGGCGGCAGGATCTTCTTCGTGGAGCTCAAGGCGCCGGGCAAGACGACTACGGCGCTGCAGGACCGGGTCATCGGGATCCTGCAGAGCCTGGGTGCCGAGGTGCACGTCGTGGATTCGATGGAGGCGTGCGATGCGCTTTTCGCCTAGACCGTACCAGGAGGAGGCGATCCGCCGGATGGTGGAGCAGCCGTACCAGCTGCTGGCGCTACGCATGGGGGCAGGCAAGACGGTGGCCACGCTGACGGCAATCGAGGAGCTGACGTACGACCGGTTCGAGGTCTGTAAGACGTTGATCGTGGCGCCTAAGCGTGTGGCGGAGCTTGTGTGGCACGCGGAGGTGCAGAAGTGGGACCACCTTCGGCACCTGAGGGTGTCACGCGTCGTGGGCAAGGCCGGGCAGCGATTCGAGGCCCTGGCCACCGAGGCGGACATCTACGTGATCAACCGCGAGAACTTCGTGTGGTTGACGGAGTGGGTCGAGCGCAGCGGCGAGCCCTGGCCCTTTGAGTGCGTCGTGATCGACGAGAACAGGGGCTTCAAGGATCGGGGCTCCCAGGCCTGGAAGGCGCTGAAGAAGGTCCGCAAGGCCATCCGCAAGCTGTTCATCCTGACCGGCACGCCGGCACCCAACAGCCTGCTGGAACTGTGGCCGCAGGTCAGCATCCTGGACCAGGGGCAGCGCCTGGGCACGGGGATCACCAAGTACCGGGACCGGTGGTTCACGCCGGACAAGAGGAACGGACAGGTGGTCTACACGTGGAAGCTGCGGCCCGGGGCCAAGGAGGAGATCTACGAGGCGGTGGCTGACGTGATGCTGAGCGTGGAGAGCGGCGTGCAGCTGCCGCCGCGGATCGACAACGTCGTGCAGGTGAGCTTCGACATGACGCCGTACCGGGACCTCGAGCGCAACCTCGCCACGGCCAACGTCACG